GACCAAATTTCTTCCACTCTAAGGCCGTTTCGGCTACTGAGTTTACTGGACGTAAGAAAATTACAGCGTGGGAAGTTTCACCTTTCTCACAATATCAATATGGCAACTCAGAAGATCCAAAAACCCTTTATTTAGGCAGTTTCGCATACACTAGTATGTTGGCCACATTGTGGCGTGGAACAATAAATTATGATATTATGTTGGTGAAAACACCTTTCCATCAAGGACGTTTTGCAGTTGTTTTCTTGCCAGAAACGAATTTAGCAGACGTTCCAGAAGAATTGGGTCAGTTATTGAACACAAATTATAATGTCGTGTGTAACATTAAAGATCGGCAAGACGAACTCGGACGCACCACTTTCCGTGTTTCCGTTCCATTCATCTCCAATACCCCATGGCGTGAAACTTATGCCACTACCACTGATAATGATAATAATGCTACACGTGAACCCAACGCAAAGACATTGGATACGAAAACCGGCTGTTTGGCCATTTATTCATTGGTTGACCTTTCTCATCCACCCACAGTTGCTGATTCCGTTACTTTCTTTATTGCTCATAGTGGTGGCGATGATTATCAAGTTGCTCGGCCTGTTATGAATCTTTCTCCAGGATTCCAATCGCGGACCACGCGATCAGCTAAAGCATTAACAGCGCCGGAGGAGGAGGAAGTAGTTCCCCGACGATATGCTCAAAGTGACAAAGGTGCAATTTTTGTTCCGGAAGATGAAAATCTATTAGTTCAATCATCCAACACCTCTGATGTCACTGCGCAAACAACAGGCGAATACTTCCAATCACTACGAGCTTTTATGAAACGTTTTGGTTATCTTACTCACTTGGCTCAAAGTACATACTTTGTAGGCTTGCGTACCCGTCATATGAGCGAAGATCCAAAATCTGGTCTCCGTGTCATGTCAATGAAAAATTTCACAGATTATGCTTTACCAACACCTTGGTATATGTCTTCATTTTTGTTTAGATTCTACAATGGTTCTTCGCAAACTAAAATTGTTCCATATACAGCAGGATTGGTTGCTGAAGCTTTTGTTACTTTTGATGAAGATAAGCATGATCAGACTATCACTCCAGTGCGGCGTTCGTACGGTCAGCCAATCTTCCGGCAACTGCAACAAATGTCCAACGCATTTGAGGTGAGAACACCATTCTATCGTGCCATACGATGTGATGTTGTTAACTCCACTCAACGCCCAGTTCTTGGCGATGTTCGCACAAATCTGCGCTGTCGAAATTTAGTAGACACAGAAAGAGCAGTTTTTGCTGGAAACTCTCCATTGTACGAAGCTGCTGGAGATGATTTCAATTTCTTCTTTTTAGTTGGCCCTCCACCTATGTGTGACACATCCAATGTCGCAACACCAACTTTGATTCCATCAGGCGTGCCTGTGGAGGTGGACTCTACACATGTCACTACAACGCAAGTTTATGCAACATATGTATCTGTACATCCTTTTATTTTCACTCCTGAAATTGTCCCTGGTTCCATCACCCACAAAATTACATGGTCATCACGACCGACCATGCCTGTCTATTACTCAGATGGTACTCATGATGATGTCCCCGTTTCTGATTGCACTATTGGAGTGGGTTCTACGTCAAAATTAGGTTATATGCACGTCCCTAGAGACTCAACCAAAAATGTGGATATGGACGCCACAACCAAAAACATTAAACTTATTGGCAAATTTACTGTCATCACGGATGCAACTCCAGTTGTTCCAACTCAATAATCCATTCTCCCAATACTCTCGAATATTACATTGTTTGAGTAGGTACTCGGTAGAAGGTGGTCACTATATATTAATAACTATATAGTCCTTACTTGTTACTTTCAAGTGAACTCCTCCTACCGGGGGGAGAGTAATTTGATCGTTTTAAGCATTTAAGGTTCAGCCTTCTATTTTATTGGCAAGAAATTAAATTGTTATTCCCGATTAAATGGCGGGAACATAAT